CTGATTTGCGTATAGGCTACGTTTTCGTTTATGACGCTGTTTTCCAGCAGGTATTCTTCCGATACAAATAGGGCGATGCTCATACTACACGTTTAACTGTTGTTCCTTTTTTGACTACCAATTGCTGAACCCACATATGTCTGCAACTTGGCCTGTGGTTGCCATTCGGAAGCGTGAACCAACCACCTCTGCGCTCCCAAACATTCCACCCAACCAACTGCCCGATGTCGTTTATATCGCTTCGGGTGTACAACTTTGTCGCGCTTAAATCCAGCATCGTCTGGCAGAACTTGCGGCTTTTGTCGTAGCCATCCGCTTTGCTCAACCCCGAATATTCAGGCCGCCAATCGTAGCGATAGCGCACCTCCACCACTTCCTCCTCTACTGGCGTTTCTTTCGTTGCGATGTCAATATCGCGGCTAATCGGAAAGCGATTTTTTTCAAGCAGGTAAGCAATCCGCTTTCTGACTTTTGCAGGGCTGACCTTCAACGCCTCGGCTATTTCTTTAACCGTTGCCAGCCTGTTCTTCTTCCTGTAAGCCATTATCCGCTTATCTAACTTCTCCTCCTCTTCATCCACCGCAAAGGTTTCAGGGTCGCCTTCCAATGCCAACTCCCAACTATCCACCACGTCAAAGGCTTCAGCGTCATCGCCATACTGCGACCCAACAGCCGCCAACATCCGCATCTCTGAATCTTCACCCTGTGCGCTGAACTCGGCTTGGCCATCAGTCAAGAAGTCGTTAATCTGCTCGGCGGTCAAGCCAAAGCCACTGCCCAACATCGTGCGCGCTTGCGCTTCGCTAATCTTGCCTGACTGGAAGTTGCGGACAATCCGCATCAGGTGCTGAAACTGCCGCCCTGTCATTGTGCGCAGTGCCTCGTTCACTGGCTCGCTTGCCAATGCCTCCGCCGCAGGTGCGCCTTCGGGTTGCGTGGCTTCTTCTTCAATCGGTTCAAGCCCTGCCTTTTCGCGCAGTTCGTTGCGCGTCATTATCTGCGTCAGCACCTGTTCGCTTAACTGCTCGGTCACTGGGTCGGTAGGGCATAAATACAAGCCTTCGATGTCATTGAAGCCTGCGATGTAGTTAATCATCCGCTCCACAATCATCACCCGCGCGTTGACGTAGGTGTTTTTAAACAATTCGTAAGCCTCAATCAATTCCTTACGGCCTCCCAACTGCCCTTCGGTTTTAACGCCAAACAGCATCGGGTTGGTGACGTTATGCGCCACAAATATTTCTTCTTGAATTTGCCTGTTCAGCAGGTCAAACTGCTTGTCCAAATCGCTCGGCGTTAGCGACTGGATGCTCGGTGCGCTTTCCTTGCCGCTACTGAACGTCAGCACAAATCTACCTGCGTTCCCCGCACCGCTGAACTTGCGGCGCATCATACGCTCAATCTCATCCTTTTCTTCCTCCGTAGGTATGCCATCAGCGAAGTTTATCAACTGCCCACCCCAAAACTGGTTGCGGATGTTGTTGATGTGGAAGCGCGCTATCTCCGCATCACACTCAATGTACGCGAGCGCACCTTGATAGTTCGGAAGCGGGTAATGCTGAACGCCTGCCGAATAGTGGCGGTAGTAAAACATCTGCTTTCCAACGCGGTTCTTCTCATCAAACTTCGGCATCTTCTCCACCTCGTTGCCTTTCGGAAATTGCTGAATCATACGCGCGTCATACCAATCCGCGATTAGGAACATCTCATCGTCCAAACTCACCCGCACCTTTTGGAATGGCACGTGTTCAACAAAGGCGATGCCGCCGCCCCTGTTCCACGTGACTGCAAGCGCGAAGCCGTTAAACAATTCCAAATCCAGCACCAACTTCTCGGTCAAGTCGTTCAAATCATCTTCAACGTTGGGGTCGCGGATGAACTCCTCCGCTCTTGCTTGCTGTTCAACTGTACCTTTATCGCTCGCCTTCCATCCCTTGCCTACGATGTAGTGAACCTTGCCATTCACGATGGCGCAGTGCTTCGCGCTTTTGTGGTAGTTGTCAAGCAGGTAGTAGGGGTATTCGTTGCGCTCACCAAAGAGCACCATATTGGCTTGCTTGTTTTCAAGCATAACAGGCAACTGATAGTCGGTGGTCGGGATGAAACTGAATGCGAATTTAGAAGCTGACATAGGTGTTGTTGTTACTTGGTGCAACGTAGGTTTCAACTGCGGGTTCGATGTAGGCCAATCCTGTTTCCACGACCCTTGGCGTTCCCATCAGGAATCTCCGCATCGCTCGGGTGTAGCGATTTGACGTGCTACCCTTTGAATGCGTGCCTTGATTGCCGTTATTCATATTCACTGTGAAAGCCTGATTAGCATCGGCTTGCGTTGATGACCAATAGGTGTGATTTGCGAAGTTGCCCAAGCCATCAGCCGCAAGTTTAGTGTACATCTGCGCTAATTCATCAAGCGAAGGAAGAAACCAATCGCTATACCCGTTCAGTATCAATTCATCGCAAATCCTCGCACTTATACCCGATGTGGCGCAATCTGCAACGATTAACGCCGTGTTTGCCGAGCCTGTGCCAACTGCACTCAATGTGCCGCTTATATCCGTTCCCTGACACCCCCACGGCGCGTCCGTGCTTTGGTCAGCCGCCGCGCTGATGTAGGCATAGCCTGAATCCTCAAACACGAATAAGCCGCCACCAAGCGCGTCACCTGCCTCGTAGCCGTTAGCATCTTGCAACACCTCGTATTTATACTGCCCCTTCTCCAAAGCACCAAGCGTAAACGTAAAGCGGTCGTATCTCTCTTCGTAACTGCTCGCGTTGCTAATCGCGTCAATGTACACCACCGTGCTGGTGTTCTTCGCGATGTTCGTGAGAATCAACTTGTAGATGGTCGCGTTAGTTGCGCGCTCAGTCCACGTGACGTTGATGGTGTTCGATTGGCTGGCTTTAAGGTATAGCATTACCGTTAAATACCACGCGCCACGCTTTTGTACAAATTCAGCCTCGCCTCGCTGATTTGCTGGATGTCAAACTTGCCCTGCATCTTCGCCCGCAACCGCTCACCCATTTCCTTCGCCATCGCAGGTTCGTTGATAAACGCCCGCATATACTTATACCACAGTTTGTCCTTCTTCTCGGGAACAAGCCACCCATCCACGCCATTCTCAATGCAATCGGCATACATAGGCACCTCGCTGGCAATGACCGCCTTACCCATCCACGCGGCCTCGGTTATCTTCAACTCCGACTTCAAGCGATTGAACTTGGTGTCGCGCAAAGGTGCAAGGCTCACATCAACCCAGTTGTAACCCTGCACATAGCTGTAAATATCTGCCGCTTGAATGCGCGAATAGTTGTTGTTCTTCCCTTTGTTGCTGAACACCTGCTCGTACCCTTGGTAGATTGGGTTGCTTTCGTTCCACCCTGCCAAGTAAATCATATACTTCCCATCCAGTTCCACCTCATCCGACAGGCGTTGCAGTGGTGACCGCATCAGTTCCACATCCTCCGTGTGTTGCGCCGCACCGAAGTAACCAAATCGCACCCGCTCGCTTTGCGTTGGCTGTTCCTGAAACTGCTTGTATTGCAAGTATGGCGTGTTCGGAAAAATGCTGACATTTTTGTTGAACTTGACCAACTCATCGCGCAGGTATGTCGTGGTCGTAATGATATGGTCAGCTATGCGGATGTGCTTTTCAATTATCGCAGGCATCTTGGTTTCGTGGTAATGCCTGTAAAAGCTATGCCCTGTGCCTAAATGCCAATAGTCATCCATATCCAAAATGATACGCGCACCAAACTGCCGAAGGATGTTGGCCACCTGTTCCACCGCTTCAATCGGGCCTGCTATCCAAGTTCGGTTGTACAGGAATAGGTCAATGGTTTTCAATTCATCCTCTTCCATCCTTCGTATGTCATCGATGCTGACGAAGTCAACCACCCCGCCGCATAGGTCGTGAACCGCGGCATTCGGCATTTCAAGGCGGTAGTAACTGCAACCTGTTGGATGCTGGTTGTAAACGATGCAGATTCTCATTGTGCAGATTTAAGGGTTTTGGTTGTGCAAAAATAAGAAAGCCAGTGCAACCCTTAATGCACTGGCTTTCACCAACCCAAACTGAACTACACTTAATTCGCGCCGCCTGTGATTTGCGCTGTTGCGGTCACCCCTGCGATGACGGTCGATAGCACCTCCCTGCAAGGTTGTGACTCCATCGCCGTAAACGTCAACTCATAACCACCACGGTCACCCATCGCTGTGCCTGACTGCGCCGTGCCGCCAGTTACCTCGATGCCATTCGTTTCACCCAACAGCCAGTACTTGCCGTTGCGGTCAGTTACAATGGCCAACAACCTGCTATTCGAAGCAAGGCGCAACTGATTGCGTACTTCTTGCGTGAGCCTGTTGATGACCAGCGTCATTTCTTGCTGGTAGAAAATCGTGCCGTTTTCAACGCTGGCGTTTGTCGTTTCAGTAAACTGACCCACGCCCTTCGGCAACTCAAATTTGTAGAAGGCAGTGCCTCCCGAAGCATAACCTGTAAAGCCAGTCACCGTGCCTGTGGCGTTGGTGGCTATCACTCCCGATGCAACGTAAGATGCAAGCCTAATTTCGCTAATGCCGCCGACATTGTTGCGGCATCCTAATGCGTATCCTGATGTTAATGCACAGCTCATATTTTTTCTTGTTTTATAGTGTCAAAAGAAAAAGAAGGGCAGGTTTCCCTGCCCTGTCATCAGCCAGCAGGTGTGGTTGCGTTGCTTGCTTTGTACAGCACCATAAATTCAGGATAAGCAAATTGCACCCCGTATTTCAGTGCCGCTTGGAAGCGGATTTGGTCGTTGTCGTAACTCGCCCAGATGCGGAAGGTATCCTCATCGCTGAGCAGGTCAGTTCCGAA